AAAGTTGTAGGAACCCAACTAATGCCATCATACTGTAGTAGTTGACCTTTTGTTGGAGGAGTTGCTGATACTGGTATACGTTGAATACCAATTACACTATTATTATTTAATTGTCCAGTAACATCACTACCATTACCACCTATAGCATATTGTCCTTGTGCTATCTGTGTAATAGCAGTACTAGATAATGCATCTTGTGTAGCCTTAATATAATAATTTAATGATATGTTTACTGGACGAGTTTCTATACTACCTGTTAAATCGGTCTTAGGTGTAAATTGATTTGTATTTCCGGTTCCTGCACCATTATTATTGATATATCCGTGGGTATTGCTCCATCTAATTTCACTTATACTGTGTTGATGACTTTTAAACTCATCAGTTTGCAAACTAGCAAATGTTCTACCACTTCCACTATCATATATAGATGCTGAATTTGGTGTGCCATTTTTATTACTATCATTATAACCACGAACAAATTGTCCTCTTAAATCAGGTACACTAAAATGTGTAGCATCAACACCATCCGTTTGTGTCCAACCACCTTGTCCATTTGGTTTATATCTTAATCCAAATGATGCGTAATTATTTGAAATTTTAGTTTGTCTAATTGCATCTGCCAATTCAGGATATCCATTTGCACCTGATAATGGATAATATGTTCCATCACAATTTAAATATCCTCGCGGTGCCGTAGTATTTGATGCAAATGCTATAACTGTTCCAATTGGAGTAGCATCGTAATAAGCATTTACATTGGTTGTTCCACCATTGCCACCATTTAAAGCATAACTAGCCGTAAGTGCATAACTACCACTAAGAGAATAACTAGCACTAGTAGCACTAATTTGATTTCCAATATTTGTATATAAACCACGTTGATTTACAATTAAGCCAGTGTCATAACTTAATCTTATTAAAACTGGTTTTGAAATTTGTGTATGAGTTGTATCACCAATACTTGGGTCATTTGGATTTAAAGTACCTGAACTAGATAAGAAATATACCATGCCAGTAGCAGGATTTGGATTTGTAGGACCAAAATAAGATGGTATATTATTTTGAAAATCTACCACTCCACCATATCCAATTGTAAATACACTATTACTTGATGTGGAAACAACAATTCCCACCACTTCATTAGAACCACCAAGACTATCAAATGTAGATGACGCCTTTACAAATAATTTTGAAGGAGCATTACTATTTTGATAAATAGCATCACCAATACTAAATCCATGTGCCGTTTGTGTAATTATTTCACTAAAATTACCAGAAGTTCCTCCACTACCACCATTTAAAGCATAACTGGCAGTCAAAGCATAAATACTGCTACTAACAGTTCCATCTACATTACTTCCATTTATATAGCTGGCAGAATCCGAATAAGTTACTCTAATATTATTAGGATTTGGATATGGAATATTAAGAGCTACACTAGCAGTTCCATTTAAATTCCCAATATAACTCCCTGAATAACTACCTGTATAAAAATCCCCATACAATTGTACATAATCAAGTACGTCTGCTATAGTGGTATTTTTAGTTTCTTGATTCGCAATGTCGGTTATGAACAATAAATCATTATCTTGATATTGTTCCACGGGATAATATGCTAAATCTGTTATTTTTTTATTGGACATATTTAATCGTTATATATAGAATAAATAGTGTTTAAGATAAGTTTTTTAATTTTTTAATGATAAATTTCACTAATTGACTACGAACTATATCATCTTCTGTAAATTTGAATGTAAAAACTCCATTATTTCTACTTTCTTCATCCGTAAGACAATCCATCATTTTAACAAATCCACTGTTTTTTATATCACTTTGTTGAGGGTCACCTAATATAAAAAGCTTACTAAATTCACCTACACGAGTTATTAATGTAAATAACTCCTTATATGTCATATTTTGACTTTCATCCATTACTATAGCTTTAGCATTCCAACTTAACCCTCTTAAGAAATTAATAGGATGTCCCTGAACCCGTTGTTCTTTTATCAATGATTCAATTTCTGATTTGGGTAATAATTCTTCTAATTTATCCATTAAAGGTTGAACATATGGTGCAAGTTTTTCACCTTCACTGCCAGGAAGATAACCCATACTTTTCTCACTACTCTCAACAACACTTCTTAAATATATTAAATCACTAACTTTTTTATCACTTATTAATTGAAGTGCCGACATTACCGCTAAAAATGTTTTACTTGTACCTGCTGGACCAGAAATGAACATTATTTTAACATCTTTATTTGAAGCCAATTCCAAGAATTTCTTCTGGTTATCCGTTAAATCACTTCTTTTACGAATATTTAACGATGATTTAAATTTAGAACTTTGATATATAATTGGACTTGAATCTTTGGCATAATCTGAATTGGTATTATTGTTTGGTTTGAACTCCGTATTTTTTAAATGTTTATTCTTTTTGTTTTTTTTCATATAATGAAGTCGATTTTATTAACTTTTTTTCCATTTTCTTAACCCTAGGACAAAATTCATACATTTCTTGTTTAATATAATATTGATATACATTATCAATATTTTCTTTGAATTTGTCAAATGATACCACAACCACGAAATCAGAATTAACAAACTGAAATATCTCCACGAATTTTAATTTCTTATTTAAAGCATATTCTATACCGTTCAACACTTGTTCCACCATCAATGACTTATTGTCGAGAATGAACCCTTCCATCTCTTTAAAGTTATTCGGTAATAAATACGATTTATATGCCTTTTTTGCCATACGTAGATAAATATGAAAAGGTTTAATATAAAAATGAAAAAACATCACTATATTTCTATAATGATGTTATATGTTTTTATTTAAATATTTATTATTTAGATTTTTCCACAATTTCTAACTTACAACTAGGAGAATGATTGGTAATTACCCTGTTCCAGAAACCATACTCATCAGCAGCATCCTCTTTATTACCATACTCATTTTCAGACACTTTGAATCCGTTTCTAACAACAATGTACTTTTTTACACTATCTCCACTTTTCTTTTTTCTAATCATAATATACTTTTTTATATTAATATTGTATTGGTTTTAAAAATAACTTGTAATGATAACCACTCACTACTTCTTTATATTATCAGACTTATCTTTCTTTGTCAATGCTTTTTTATCCTTGTATGGACAATTTTTACATCTATTATGACAACAGTACCCTCTATCTAATAAAAATTTCTTACTTAATGGTTGATACTTACTCATACAGATACAGGAGCACTTAAAACTGCACCACTTTGGTAATTAATTAATTCCGTATCAGTATACTCCCAATCAAATATAGATGTAAATTTATCCGTTTTAATAGTCGGTAAATCATATGTTGTTCTATTTAATAATTCTTTAGTTTGTTCTATGTGATTTGAATATAAATGTACATCCATCAAAAATCCAATTAACTTACCTTCTTTTAATCCAGATTCTTTTGCGAGTAAATGTAACAAAAGAGCATAACTTGAAATGTTAGCAGGAATACCCAAATACGTATCACAACTTCTTTGATTCCATGCCAAATTCAAATATCCATCAATAACCGTAACTTGCCAAGAATAATGACAACTCGGTAATGCAGCATATGGTAATACTAATGGATTCCAAGCAGATACTATCATCCTTCTATCCATTGGATTCTTCTTTAATGTATCTACTACATTCTTTAATTGATCAACACCTTGATGATAATTAGGTTCTTTGAAATTCCTCCATTGAGTTCCATATATCAATCCCAAATCATCCTCTGCTGCCATTTTCTTTTTGGTTTCTTCATCATTAGCATATGGAACTTTTTGCGGATTACACCAACCATCCCAATAATGACATCCTCTATCCTGTAACCACTTTTTACTATTTAATCCTTTAATAAAGAATTCAAGCTCAACCTTAGTAGATTTAAACGGTAATTTCCTACTAGTCAATAACGGAAATCCTTCAGACATATCATGTTCAAACATAAAACCAGCTATAGTCAAACAATCAACACCAGTTCTATTACCCTTCCATTTACCCTTTTCAAGTATAGTGTTTAATAATCTAAAATATTCTTTATCAACATTATTCATATTTAAAAATTAAATTCTAATTGATGCTGATAATTGAATAGTAATTCGGGATCATCAAATGACATTTGTTCATGATTAATTTTAGTAGGGTCATACCACTGTATAGTAGAATATACTTTTCCATCCTTTTCAATTAACCATGACCAAGTTGTTAATCCATAAGATGCATGTAAATCAAGTTTTCTATCTATAATAGTTGTTCCTTTACTCCATTCTTCAAATTGTTGTGTGGTCATATTATTTTAAACACCAAATCCAAATTTAGGTTTTTCTTTTTCTTTATGGTTATTATCATCATCAATATTATAAATTTCAGCCAAACTCATAGGTTCAACAACATCAAACTTCTTTTTCAATTTATTAATAAGAGCTTGTGCATCTACAATAGATAACTTGTTAAATTCATGCTCATAATGTAATCTTCCTTTTCTCAATAATGCCTTATCAACATTTTCACGAGCGGTATTAAACGTCAATATAATACTCAAATTTAACATACTACCAAGAATACCATCACCAATATTCAATAAAGATGACACCAAAGACTCATTACCCAATCCCTCCTCACGACTAATTACAGCCTTCTCAGCATCCTCCAATACCAATACACTATTAGGATTCTCAAGTAATACAGGAATAATATTAGGACTAGTCAATGTATCAATAAATGTCGTCGGTATAAAAATAAACTTTCTGTCACCACCAAATTGTTTAGCCAAATGCTTAATATATGTAGTCTTACCACTACCAGCAGCACCATGAAATATAAATAATCCATTGGTATTAGTCTTTAACTTCTCAACAATAATCTTATGGTGAGTCTCAAATTCTTTACCATAATTAATACCAATATCAAGCTTCTTACTAAACTTGTCATCAATGGGGATTTGCTTAACCTCAATACCATCACCACTGTTTATCAATATACCAAAAAATGTATCCTTATCATAATCTGTCTTTTTAGCAAAATCTTTATAAAATTTCTGAATCACATTCTCCAAACCAGTATTGTCAAAACTACTAGCATTAAATTGTATATCACCTTTGTCATTCGTAAGTTTAATTATTACAGGAGAAGTCAAATTAATATCATCAAGCTTCTGTTCTATAATATATACAGCCACATCTTCCACATTCTCATCATATGAATAAGGATTAAAAAATCTAGACTTTGACTTTTTAGAATCATCTTTAGTCAATGTCTTGCTGTCACCCAATAATACACAATTTTTATTAAGATATTCAAATACCTTACTATCCACCTTCTCAATACTCCTAACAGAAGGAATAGAATTTGCGGTTTGACTGCTTTTAAACAAATACCAAGTCAACCCAGATACATCTAAATAACCAGGATGATTGTTTCTATATGCTGTTTTACTATCTTCTGTGTAAGTTATATTCATATTTCAATTAGTATACTTAATTACTCTTCCAAAGTCAAACTCTTTTACAATTTCTTTTTTGCTAAATTTATCCTCAAATAAACTCATATATGTATCACCCTCATACTCTTTATCAATATGAGTAACATAAAACTCGGTTATATATGGCATAAATAATTCATATATAGATTTACCACCAGCAACTATAACATCACAATTATGATTAAACTTGATTCCTTCCACATAAGCCAAAGCAGTCTTAACATTATTAACAATTAATATATTCGACGGATGAACAAATAACTTAGTAGATAATACCATCAATTTTCTGTCTTTTAACGGCGGTAAACCTTCATATGTAGTCCTACCAATAAGAATAGTATTATATAACGTAAACTCCTTAAACCATTTCAAATCCTCCTTATAATAAAATGGCAATTTACCATCCCTACCAATACACCGATTACTAGACATAGCTATTATAGCCTTCATACAATATATACATTGCCATTAATCATAGTCTTTACTCCCAACTCCATATCCAAAACCTTAAAATCTGTCTTAGCCTCAAATAACATCACAGAACTATGCGTAGAACTCTCCTTCCACTTATCATTGTTCTTATTAATACCAACATCATCCCATTGCTTATGCACAACTATACTCTTTATACCAGATTGCAATAACCCCCTACAACAATCCGCACACGGTAAAGCAACACAATATAAAGTAGAACCAGCAGTAGATACCCCATTCCTAGCACAATTGTAAATAGCATTCCTCTCAGCATGTTCATAATAAAAATACTTGATAGGTCGCTCATCACGCACATTTACATCATCACTAACCCCTCGCGGTATGCCATTATACCCCTCACTAATAATAATATTGTCCCTAACCAATACAGCACCAATCTTAGTATTAGTATCCTTACTCTTACTAGCAATCAAATACGCATGACGCATAAATAACTCATCCCAACTCGGATTATGCCACTTTTTATTACTCATAGTTTTTTCAATACTTAACACTGCTAGTCAAATGCCACCTCTTACAATGCTTACACCTATAAACACGTAACTCATCAACACCACCACATGACTCATATTTAAGACGCTTAATCTCATCATACGCATCACCCCTACTACTAAACTTCCTCTTGCTACCACATACAAACTTACTCATATTAAAATATATTATATATTATAAAAATAAAATGTCAAGAAATTAAGGGCGGTGTGGAAGGGATTCGAACCCTCACTCCCCGATTAAGAGGAGGCAAGTTTAGCAAACTTGTGCAGCCAACCGTATCTGCCTCCGACACCATAAAATTAAATACAATCTACTTTTAATTCGGAATTTTTTTTCAATAAATTATTTCTTTTTTTCCTACCTAGTCTATTTTTGGATTTAAAATTTGGAGTGATAGAATGACAATTTGGACATAACAATTTTAAATTTTTAGGATTATTATTTAAATAATTACCATCGACATGATTCATTTCTAAAGTAATCGGTAAATTCATCCACGTATCGTTTTTACAATTCTCGCATTTATGTCCACGAATACTTAATAAATATCTTTTAATCCAAACACAAGTAGCAATACCACCCGTGACTCCAGAAATTTCTCCATTTAACCATTTATTTACTTTTTCTTTATATTGAAAATCGTTTTGACATTTTAGACTGCAATATTTTATACCATTACTTCTTTTTACAAGACCGCAATTTATACAAGTTTTAAATGAATATACATTAGGCATAGGTTTAATTCGTTAATAATAAATATATTGGATTAAACCTAAAGATTAATTTTAATAAAATTATTTTGGCGGTGAAGAGAGGTATCGATCCCCATACCCAAAGGTACCAACAGATTTCAAGTCTGTGTTATAGGCCACTATAATTTCTTCACCAAAACTGGTTGGCCATCAAGGATTTGAACCTTGACAATGACCTTCAAAGGGTCTTATGCTACCGTTACATCAATGGCCAATACTAAACTAATAGGGTGGAGCCATTCGGTGCTGCCCCGAATCCTATGCATTGCAAATGCATCGTGCTACTGTTATCACTATGACCCCATAATATTAAAAATCATTTATCATACAATGTTTCAATTTTTTTTGTTTTGTATATTTGTTTTACATAATCAATATACTTTTTTATTTGATTCTTTTCAATGACAATAATTTTTTTTGGAAAATATTTTTTTTTATTTTCAAATTCTTTTTCTTTATATCCTTTAATTTCAATATAACTTTCTTCACTATCTAAATAAAAATCTGGATAATATTTTCTATTTTCACCTTTCGAATTTATATAACCGAACCATTCCGTGCTGCGTCTAAATGGAATATTATTATCTAAATTATAAATTACCCAAGCTAATTCATAAGTACTCTGACAATGAATTCCTTTATACCAACCTCGTTTAGATCTTCCCCCGTTTAATCTAAATCCTCCCGATTTACCTTTCATATATCCAGTTCTTTTAATCCATTCATTTTTACATTTTCTACTACAACAATTTTTATTTGGCTCATTTTCATATCCAATGAAGATTTTATTACAACTTTCACACTTTTTTTCCGTTCTAGTTATCAATTCATTATAATGTCCTGATTTCCATAATTTTTTAGTATTTATTGAAAGTTCTTTTTTTTCTTCATCTGACCATTTTTTATGTCCTCCATTTTTTTGAGTATATATTGATGCACATCTGATAGAACAATATTGATTATTGTTTTTACATTTAAAATCAATGGAATTTAGACAATTTAAACATTTCTTTGGATTTTTATAATAATTATCTATTCTTTTTTTATTATTATTTTTTATTATTTTTTTATTATAAGCACAACTGCATTTAACAGAACAAAAATGAATGAATCGACCATTTTTTTCATTTCTTCTTATTTCATATACACTTTTTCCAAATTCCAAATCACAATTTTTACAAATTACTAGTATAGTTTTCATATATCAATAAATAGTGTCCTCGGAGCGTAAAACATTAAACGAACTCATTTATTTTCTTTGATTTTTTGGTGCGGTGTATCGGGGTCGAACCGATATTATTCCTACTTGGAAGGAAGGTGCCATAACCAATTAGGCGAACACCGCATTAAATTATAAA